TTAGCCATACGGTCTAACTGCCAAGCACGAACTGGTAGCCATTCTTTTGATGGGCCGATAACAGAGTGAGTCACATTGTGGATGTTCTGCACTTCGTCAGGAATGTCATAGGTTGTACGCGCTGCAATGTACTGGAACTCGTATTGACCTAGACCAAATATCATTGGGTACATAGCATCAATAGTGTTGTTCAAAGCCTTCTTGATTTCATAGCGTGGGAACAAAGGCGCAACTACAACCTTCTCATTGGAACTGTGGTTCTGTGCGATTGAACCGCGCTGACCGCGACCCCAAGGAGCAAGAGTAACTTGGTTGTTCACATTGTCTGTATTGTTAACAAAGACCATCTCATCACCAATTTGGAGGTAGCCTTTGCCGATGCTTGAGGCATCGTAAACAGAAAGAGTTGTATCACCAGAGGTGCAAGCAGCAGTAAGCCAAGTGCTTGCTTCTGTGTTTAATGTGTAGCCGTGGAGTAGTGTTTCAACACGGTCTGTAAGTTGTTCAAGGGTAGCCATTAGAGGTTAATAGTCCTTAATGCGGAAACCGCGCTGTTGCCAGTCGTACCGGCAAGAAGGTTGGCAATGGCGTTTAAACCATAGAAGTTTGCTGGGTTTGTGATGCCGTACTTGACATTCAAAGCGTGCACGGTTTCGTATGTGTAAGGAAGCCCTGCCCACTTGCAAGCAGCCGCTGCTTCCTCAAGGAACGCAGTTCGTGCTGGATAGGTACCGCCATTGGCGAGCCTATTCAATTCTGCTACAAGTGTACTTCCTGCTGTTCCTACTGTCATTTTACCATTTCACCTTGTCTGCCCAATACGCTGCACTCATCTTGCCTTTGGCAATGTTGCTTGCGTGACGAGCCTTAAATGATTTCTGTCGTGCTGTTGGGGTGTGGTCCCCGCTGACACCTTGCTGTCCAAAGCGGATTGTCTTTACTTGCTCTCCGTCTTTAGCAACAACAATGTGTGACTTTGTTGGATGGCTTGGCGTTCTCTTTGGCTTGTTGAAGCCAGAAACTCCAGCCCTCTTTAACCGTGGGTCTGGATTAGCCATTGTTACTTGCCACCCTTTTTCTTAGGCATCATTACCTTCTTAAGGTTTGGATTAGCCTTCTTTGCTGCAGGTGAAGCCTTGCGAGCACCCGCTGCTAGAATTGCCTGAGCGTTCTCCATTGGGAGTCCCTGCTTCTTAGCAATGCCTTTGGCTGCTGCCTTAAAGCCCATTCCCTTTTTAGCCGCTGCCATTACTTTAGGCTCGTTGGCTGATTGACGGCTGGAGCAGGGATGCCATAAGGCTCGACTGTTCCGTGGTTGCCATCTTTGTTAACATTCTTATTACCGCAGCCACAAGTAGCGCACATAATTACTTACCTTTCTTAAGGGCTTTCATACCCTTTGCCATCTCTTTAGCCTTCTCAGACTTAGATTCCATCTTCTCAGCCTTGGCGTATGCAGCAGCCTTGCTGACTTTCTTTGCAGCCTTCTTAGCGGCTGGTGTATGTCCTGCCATTTTATTCATCCTCTTCTGCTGTTAGTTCATCTTCCATTAGGGAGATGTATCCGATGGGAAGTTCAAAGTCTGGGATGTGACGAATCAACAAATCCCAAGCCTCGGCTTCTGTGAAGCCAGCGTGTTTAAACGCTTCATATAGTTCGTGTGCCTGCAGTGCGTAGGTCTGCAATGGCGTGATGAAATCTAGTTCTACTTCTTCTTTAGCCATTTGGGTTATCGGCGTTGAACGCCTTACCTGTCTTGTTGGAAATCTCTACCGCAGCGCGTACTGCCTGAGTAGTAGTTCCTGCTGGCTGGATGCCTTGCCTGCGGGCATCTCGGTAAGCCTGTAGTTCTTTATCCCACTTCTTGTTAGTGGTTCCGCTATCGGCGATGCGGGCATCTCCTGCGTTCATCTGCAGAGTGAGAGCCTTGCAACCAAAGCAAGTTTCAATAGGTTCAGGATGTGCTTCCCAATGTTTCATATTATCCTCACACAACGGTAATGTACTGACCATAGCCAGCAGCAGTTAGGTCATTTTTTTGTTTTTCAGTGAGGAAGTATTCGTGCCCACCCATATACACTTCTTCGGCAGCAGCAATTTCTGTCTGTGCTGGATAGCGATAGGTGGAGTAGATGCCATTAACGCGCATAACAGTTATGCCACGGTGTAAGCCGTAACGAATATGCAAGCGGTTCCAAGCAACAGGTGTTTCTTTGACCTGTGGACCAACGAAACGATATGCCATTTGTGCTCCTTATGGTCTAATGGATTTACCACAAGGCAGGTTACCTTTGGTTACCTTTGGGTACCTGCCCTGCAGTCAATCAATTAACCTGAGATTGAAGAAGATGACTCAATGCGGTAAAGAGCCTGCTCACGGTAGCGAGCAAATCCTAGAACGCCGTACCATCCGATAGGACGGAAACGCATCAACTTATCAACGACTGGTCCGACAACGACTGATGGTTCCTGAGCAACTGCTTCTGCAAGTGCCTGCTTTCCAGCAATGATTGTGCGGTAGTTCGCTGTGATAGGTGTGATTGTTACAGTCGCACCTGAGGTGACAGAGCCAGAGTTGGCGGTGTCAAGTGTGAGGACAAGTCCTGTGATAGATGCAACCTTCGCACCTGATGCAACACCAGTAGCAGCAACCTTGTCGCCTGCTTCAATACCTGATGTTGAAGCAACAGTGATTGTGTAAGCAGCAGAAGCAGCAGAAGCGGTTGTGGTTGTTGTGAAGGTTGACTGGTCTGCGCCATCGATACCACGGTACATACGAGGGGTTTCTACAAAGTAGGCACCTTCGAAGGTTCCGATAGTTCCAGGCCAGAACTGACCTGTGCCAGTTTCAGCGTACTTGTGCATATCGTTCCAGCCGCCAACGCCTGTTTCTGCGCGGAGGTCGTGTGAAACTTCTGGGTGGATACCACACCAGTAGAGTGAGCCTTCGCGTGGAACAGCCTTGTTAGCGCGCAACTTAGCAACTGCCTTACGGATATCGGCAGCGCGGAGTGTATCTGTTGCTGCGATTGTTGCTGTTGAAGTGTGGCTTGATGTTCCTGCGTAGAGAACATTGGTACCCTGACGGAGGGTTTCCATTGCAATCTTGTCAAGAGAGTCTGCCATATTGTAAGCGATGATGTCAGCAACTGCTGGGTCAACATCTGAGAGTGAGAAGAGTTGCAACTTACGAGTTACGAGAGATGTGTTACCGTATTCAGCGAGTGATACTGAAACAGTTGAAACATCTGAAAGTGCTACTGCATCTGGGTCTGTGGTTTCTGCTGAAAGTGCAGAAGTAACAGGTGACAAATCGTTGTAGATAGAGAATACAACGCTTGAACCTGGCATTGCTTGCTGTGCTGGGCGCTTGTCGGCGACTGAGCGAATCAGTGGCTGAGAACGAAGCGCGAACTCAACATAGCGGTCATACGCGGTTTTGATTAAGCCAGCGAGTGCTGACGAATCTGTGTATGCCATTTAGTTCACCTCCTGGTGATTGGTAGTTTGTTTAAATAACTGAAATACCAAGGATGGCATTTAACTCTTCTGCTGATTTAGCATTTAGGATTTTTGCCAGTGAATCTTCATCAGGTGTGCTTGGCATACCCGTATTTACAACATTGTTGATACGGCTATTTGCGCTAAGGTCAGGTGTTGAAGCCTTACCCTGCTGCTGATTGGATTCCTCCGCGTTGTTGTTGACTCCGAAAACATCACCATATTCGTTAATCCAATTAGTGATTGCTTCCTCGGAAGAGTCAATGTCCTGCGGAATGAAGGCTGCAACCTTAGGGTTGATTCCTTTTTGAGTTAGTACATCCTTGACGATACGCTGACGAGATTGTGTCTTAAGCGTAACTGATTCTGTTTCAAGTTCCTTCAAGCGCTTTTCGAGCGTGCGGTTTACTTTACGCAGTTGCTTGACGACATCGCCTGATTCCTCTGTGAAATCATCTTCGTCATCGTATTCATAATTGGTAGCCATCTACCTATCTCCCTTTTGTTAGTTGTATTCGCAATCCACAACATTGTTTGGGGAAATCAATGTTGGCTATTGCTACCAGGCTT